AGCAAGGAAAGCTGAAGTAGAGAAGGACTCAGTCCAAGAGATACTGAAGGCCCCGAGGATTACCTCGGGGCCTTCACTCTGTCCCCGTAACGTCCGAGAGGGTCGACAACTCGACCGCCACTTCTTCTCCGTCGCTGGTGTTAGCTCCCGAGGGGTTCCAAGTGACCTCGACAGCCAGGAGTCGCATACCCTGCCTGATAGGACGGCAGAGTCCCTCCTCGGCGAAGAAGTCGATCCGCATCCCAGGTACCAGTTCAGGCATCGTCAAAGGCGTCGAGGGGGTCAGCCGCGCTCTCGTCGGCAACAGAATCTCGCTGGGCGGGGGATTACGCCCCCATGCTGTACGCTTCGCAGAGGAGTCGACATCACCCTGGTCGGCGTTGTTGTCCTGGACCCGGTTGAGCCTGTCGATGCGCCCGTACCTGGACCCAGTGACACCGAAATGGGAGACGAGACCAGGCCAGTTCGGGTCGCCGGTGCCTCCGCGCGGCTCGGTATCTTCCTCAGCTTGGGTCGTTGCCCAGCCGCGTGTAGCTGCCTCGTTCCCATTGGAGCGGGCTTCAGCTTCGCCGAGGATGTGCTGCGTGTTGAGTCTGGCGTAGGTCTGGTCCCGGGTGGTGCGCCGCCGCTGGAGGCGGATCGACCGGTTGATGCACGTGAAGTCGAGGCCGTAGCTCTGCCCCAGAGTACGGATGAGTTCGCGGACTGTGGCGACTTTCGCTCCAGGCCTGAAGCTGACGACGTCGTCGGGGTCGGTGACCTCCTCGACGACGATCTGGTCGAGGATGAGGCTATCGTCTACGGGGTTGCAGAACCGAGTGTCGGTGAGGTTGCGTTCGATGATTTCGTAGGCGATCTCGGTGACAGGCATGTCCACGAAGTTCAGCGTGGGGGTGCCTGCGAGGTTGCCAGGGTTGACGGTGTCATCCAAGCGCTGAATCATGTCGCGCGCGTTGATTTCCTTGACCGTGGAGCCAGTGGTCTCGATCGCCTGCATCACCTCGCCTTCCCATACTTGGACGTCGTCCCTCCAGATCCGCAGCTGCGCGACCCGCACGGAGTTCGCGATGATGTCGAACATGCGGCAGCACTCAGCTGATGCCTGATGGAAGTCGAGGGAGATGACGGCTTCGGAGTAGTCGCGCAGCCGTCGCCCCCAGGTGATCTGGGTGACGCCTTCCAGGACGCCGATGAACCGCATCCGGGAAGCTGAGAGCGGCGTTCCGGAGTTGTTGGTGCGTTCGAGCAGGTAGACCTCGACACGGTATTGGCTTGCGCATCCCAGCAGCGGCGACGACGGCATCAGGCGGCCTCCCAGCGGGTGTAGAGATCGACTTCGACTTCGGCTTCGACGTCGGCGCCAACCGCGGCCATGACCTCGACGCACAGTCCGTATCCGCAGGCGAAGCTGGGCCAGGTGAACGTTTTGCCGCCGGGGCCGTAGAGCGCAGGGACGTCGACGTCGCCGCCGAGGCAGACGGTCTGGGCGCGGGAGACGCGTCCGTCGATCACGGTTTCGCCGCCGGAGGGGACGTAGAGCACCGTGATGTCGGTGCATGCCGAGCACGGGTCGGCACCGATGAGCGCCTCGCAGTCGAGGCCGAGCGGGTTCTGATAAAACCGGACGACGACGTTGCGCAGGGGAGCACCGCCTGCGCGGATGGTGATGACCGGGATGAGTTCGAGCCAGGACGGAACGCTCAGTCCCTCGATTGAGGCCACCTGCCGGTATGCCTCGAAGTCGTCGATGGGGTAACAGGCGTCGATGGGGGCCTGGGGCACTTCGGGAACGAGCGGCCGGGGGCACTCTGGGTCGGTGGCGCACGGCGTGGCCTGCCCGCAGTTATCGTAGGCGTCGAGCAAGTTGACGGTGGTCCGCGTGCTGCCAGCGGCGTTGAACAGCAACTGGATCTGCGCGTCCTGGAACATGCCGGGGTTGCGCGATCGCATGACGAACTCGATCTCCCAGAACGTGATGCCGCCGTCGCGCCGGATCTGCACGGTCCGGGGCCGCTCCAGGGCGGTGACGTCGACGAGGGTGCGGACTGGGTCAGGGGCGTTCTCGGTGGGGCAGGCAACGGCGACGCACATCTGGCCACCGATGCATGAACCCGTGGGGCAGTAGGAGCCGGTGAGCGCCATGGACAGCCATGCGAGGCCGTAGGAGACGGCGGCTTCGGACCGACCGGCGAGGATGACGCGGATGGTCATGTCGCGGACGAAGACGCCGTCGACGACCTCTGAGGGGTGCATCCACAGGCCCTCGATGTCGATGCCGCCCACACCGAGAAAGTCGGCAGACACAGGGACTGCCGGGTCGTACCACGGGGCATTGTCGGAGATGGGGTCCAGGAACGGGGGATCGGAGACTTCGGCAGTGAGTTCGGGGCACGGCACGCAGATGCGCAGCCCTCCGGGGTCGCAAGGGGTGCGTGAGAGGTAGGCGGCAAGTCGGGCGGAGTTGATGATCTCGGTGCCGTCGAAGGCCATCCATCCGGCGCGGTCGGTGATCACGAGAGACGCTCCAATCCACGGCCGCCCATGCGCCGTTCGAGGATGCGGACGGCGCGGCGGGCGACCTGCTCGGGGTCGGCGACGCCGGAGTGCACGTGCATCTCGACAGGGGGGGCGCTGGTGACGCCGGTCGCGGGGGCCCCTCCCAGGGCCCCGAGGGCTCCTTGCGCGGCGAGCAGCTCGATGAGCCCTGACTGCTGGGCGAGTTCGGTGGCACGCTGGGGGCGGGTGAGCGGTATGACGACCTCGCGTCCCGCCTCACCGATGAGCGCGGCGGTGGGGCCGTTGACGATGCCGCCGTTGGCGAACGGGTTGAGGTCGATGTTGCCCAGGTTCTGCGCAGCAGAGATGGCGCTGGAGATGGCGCCGGAGATGCTGCTGATGATGCCCTGGATACGCGAGAAGATCCCCGAGATGAAGTCGCGCAAGCTGTTGAGGATGCTTCGCACGCGCTCGGCCATGTTGTTGAAGGCGTCGCGGATGGCGTTGAGGCCGCTGGTCACGGCGCTGCGGGCCGAGGACAGGCCGCCCGACACGGCTCCGGTCAGACCGCTCCAGAAGGAGCTCCAGCGGCTGCGGACGCCGTCGATCCATCCGGTGATGGTCGATCGGATGCTGCTCAAGATGTTCGAGATGGTGCTGCGGGCGGTGTTGAGCGCGTTCTGGGCCGTGGTTTTCACGCTGTTCCAGAATCGGGTCCAGCCGCCGGAGATGCTGGAGGTGATGCCGGTGAACGTGCTGCTGACGTTGTCAAGCGATCCGGTGATGTCCAGGCCGATGGTCTGCAAGGTCAGCAGGGCCGAGTTCTTCAGGTCGGTCCAGAAGGTGGTCCACTGGTCGAGCAGCCCCGAGGCCCACTCGACGATGTCGGTCGCGATGTTGACGAGCCCGTTGTAGATGTCCAGCCCCAGGTCAACCAGGAAGGCGATCGCTTGGGCTCCCAAGTTGGGGAGGGTCTCAGAGAAGAACGTCCCGATAGCACTCGCGACCGAGACGATGCCGTCGATGATCGGGCCGAAGAGCTCCATGAAGCCTTCGCCGATCTGGCTGGCGATCTCTCCGGCGCGTTCGGCTGCGTCCCCAAATCCGTCAGCGACACGTGGCCCGAATTCGGAGAAGAACTCTCCTGTGGACTCCATGGCGTCGCTGAAGCCGTCCGCGACGCGGGGACCGAAGTCCGCGAAGAAATCGCCGATGCCCGACAGGATGCCGTCGATGTTGCGGATGTTGTCGAAGACCTCTTGGAGGAACACGAAGGCGCGCGCGAATTCGGCGATGCCCCGGGGGATGAACGACAGGGTCCGGGCGATGATCGAGATGAATTCGACGACGTCGCCGAACAGCTCGATCATCTCGTGCAGGAACGGCGCTACGTTGCTGAAGGCGTCGCCGATGTTGTTCGCGATGTCTTGCAGGTCGAGCTCACCCAGTGCCGAGGCCAGCTCCTCGAAGCCGGGACCGGCTTCCTCCAGGAACACCGCGAAGGCGTCGCCGAGCTCGTTGATGAAGTCCATCAAGTCCGGACCGATGTCCTCGGCGATGTCTGCCAAGGGCTCGGCGATCTTGGGGAACTGCTCGAAGACGGTGCCCAGGACGCCCGCGACGACATCGGCGATCGAGACCAAGTCGTCCAGGAACCCCATCAGGGTGTCCTGCCCTTCGGGGCTGGCGAACGCCTCGGCGATGCTTTCGGAGATCCGTTCGATCAGATCGAGGAAGCCGTTGCCGTTACGCCTGGCGGCGTCGAAGACCGATCCAACGGCGCTGGCCACGTTCAACGTGATGCGCCACAGCTGTTCCATCACCTGGAGCGCTTCTTGGAAGGCGCGCTGCGCGGGGCTGATGCCCGACAGCAGGTCACCGGTAGTGACCGCTGTGGCCCACCGTTCGAAAGCGGTGCCGATCCCGTCGAGGACGCGTTCGGTCGCCTCCAGGCCAGGAAGGAACTCGTTACTTAGGGTGCGCATGCCACGCAGGAACGGTTGGACTTCGTCACTGAGCGACTCGAAGATCGCCGTAAGCGAATCGAATATGGCCACAACCGTCTCGGCCGTCTCGGCCTCGGCAAGGAAATCAGTGACCCCACGGATGAGACGCCCCAGCGCCCCCGAAGCCCGTGTCATCCCTTCCCGCACGGGCCCCAAGAGGTTGTCGGCCACCGCCGTGATCGCGCCGTCCAACTCCGACCAGAGCGCTTCCTGCACGTCGAGCCGTAGTTGCCTGAAACTATCGTCGAGCGCAATGAACTCACGCGCCACCGACTGCGCCGCCGGTGGGAGCCCGTTGAGGGCCTCCTCACCCTTGTCGAAGGCCTCGATCATGCCGTAGAACCCAACAGCCACGGTCGCGACAGCCGCGCTGACGAGACCGAGCGCCGCTGGAACAGCGAACAGCGTCCCTGCAAGCTGGTCGAGGGCACCGAGGAACAGCAGCATTATCGCAGCGGCGCTGGCGGTGTTGGTGGTCAGGTCGCTGAAGAGGTTGCCCAAATTCTGAAGCGGCACGATGGTGATCTGCCGGGCGACGTTGGCGAGCGTGTCACCGAACCGGCGCAGTACGTCGGTCGCCCGCTGGATCGCGGGCCGTGAACTGTCGAAGAGGTCGTCGAGGTCCAGGACGCGGCTGAAGACGAGCTGGAGCCGGTTGCGGAAGCTGTTCTGGAAGCTGATGGCCAGCGCGTCGGCGGCATCGTCGGCGGCTTGCTGTGCCCCCTGCTGTACTCCCTGGGAGAAGGCCAGGGCGATGTTGCCGCCGTTCTGGCGTGCGCGGAGCACCGTTTGCCGCTGTCGGGCGTCGATGCCGTCGAGGATGTCGCCGAAGGCGTCGGCGACGCGTCCTTCCTGGCTTCGGATACCGTCGGCTAGGGCTTGTCCGGCTTCTTCGCCGCGCTGTTCGAAGTTGATGGCGAAGCGCTGCTCGAAGGCTTCGTCCATGGCGTCGGCGGCGGCGACGGCTTTGTTGAACGCAGCTTGTTCGAGGTCGAATTCGTTCTCGAAGATGTCCTCGTACCGGGAGAAGTTGCGCGCGAAGCGCTGCTCGAAGGCACGGTCCATGGCGTCGGCGGCGGCGATCGCCTTGCGGACGGCAGCCTGTTCGAGGTCGAACTCGTTCTCGAAGATGTCCTCGTACCGGGAGAAGTTGCGCGCGAAGCGCTCTTCGAAGGCACGGTCCATGGCGTCGGCGGCGGCGATCGCCTTGCGGACGGCAGCCTGTTCGAGGTCGAACTCGTTCTCGAAGGCGCGGACGGCTTCTTGCGCCTCTTCTTCGAGGGCCTCGGCGATCGTGCCGTGGAAGAGCTGCGCGAAGAAGCGGTCGTAGTCGCCGTTTCGCGTGATGCTGTCTTTGAATCCGTCGTTGAAATTCTCTGCTGCGTCGCGCCCGAGGTTGTGAATGGTGCGCTCGACGCGGGGCATCGTGCGCCGTACTTCGCGTTCGATGGTGGCGCTGATCTGATCGCCCAGTCCGCGCATGGCTGCGGTGATCTGATTTCCGACGTCGGCACCGATACCGGTGAGGGCCGCGCGGAGTTTGCGACGCAGATCGGGGACGAACCGGGAAGTGTCGGCGATGACTTGTACCTCAGCGGTAGCGATTGTCGCCATTACACCCCCGAAACCGACTAAATTCGCAAAACGGTCATTTAGGGACATACTACCGGTTACAGGCTGAAAGCTACGCCATCCATTCAGGGAGCACTCCCGGCGCATCCGTCGGCAGACGCCCAGGAGTCGTCAGCTCAGCCCACAGCGCATTGCGTTCCTTGGAGTCGGTCTTCGTGCTCAGCAGCCACGCCAGAGCCGCCGCGATCCAGTCAGCCGCCTGTGCCTGCTGAGGGTCGAAGTGCAGGTTCAACTGCGCCCACATGCGGAACAGGCTGTAGTGGTGCAGCAGGTTCGCGGCTGTTCGCGCCGCGACGAAGTAGGGGACGCCGTAGAGGTACAGCCCCAGCGGCTGCATCGCCACGTGCAGCCGCTTCCACGACGCGGGGTGGTCGGAGTCGTCGAGCCAGTCCAACAGGAGCTGGCGCCCCGGCTCCTCAAGCGCGCCCGGGATGAGCTGCTGCCACGCGTAGTTCGCCGCGATGTCCAGCAGCTCCAGCGTGGGGGGCACCTTGAGCCAGAAGTCTTCGCCCTCGATCCGCACCAGCACCACCTCCGGTGCGGACAGGGGGAACCGGACTTCGTTGGCGAACGAGCGCAACTACCGCCGCCGGGGACGCGCCCGGCGCTGCGCCCGGGTCTGCGGACGCATGGAGGTGTCGGTGAGCTCCTCGCACCACTTGTCGACTGCGCTCATGACGACCTCCATGAGGTACTTGCGAGATTCCTTCTCGCCGCGTCGGTGGGGGTCGGTGTAGTCCATGAGCTTCTTGAGGCCGTTCTCGATCTCTTCGCCGGACTCGTCGACCGCGTAGCGGAAGGTCGCGCCGAGGCAGAACTTGATGATCTCGTTGGGGCTGTCCTCGCGGGTGACTTCCATGATGTCGAACAACACCGCGTCATCGTCGATCCCGAGCACCCAGACGATGCCGGGGGCAGTCTTGAGCGGGAAGGCGAAGTCCTCGTACTGCTGCTCGGGGATGTCTTCGAAGTTGATGTCGACCACCGGCAGCTGCGCGGCGCGACGCGGCGTCGCGCCGGTGGGCTCCGGCTCAGCAGCCGCAGGCGTGTTTGTGTTCCCGGCGATGGGCTGCGGCGTGGACTGCTCGGCCTGTGCCTCCGCAAGTGGGCGCGAAGTGTACATTGTCGGATATTTAGAAGCATCGGTCACGAAGGCTATTAAACACTAATAAACCGGACATTCGTGTATTTGTGTCAGATCAGGCGATTCAGTGTCCACCGCTGGCGTCCCACGGCGGTGCCGCGCACCAGGCCGCGCCACATGAACGGGTTGGCGGGCTGACCAGCGACACTGTCGCGGTACACGAACGGACCATCGCCCCGGCGTCCGCGTCCAGGGTTGCGGTTCGGCCAGCGCAGCGCCCGCGACTTGGTCGGGACAATGGGCTTCGCGAGCGGCCCGTGGACGCCGGTGCCCTGCTGCACCCACAGGGCTGCCTCGTCGGTGGAGTACACGACGCCCCGCACTGAGCGGCCAGGCGCTACACGGATCTCATCGCCGATGGTGCGCAGCATGGCTCCGGTCATGACCGGAGCCTCGCGCAGCGTGGCGATCTGCACCATGTTGGTGGTCTGCTCAACGAGGTTGTGCACGTCGCCGGAAGGCGAGTAGAGCAGCTCGAAGATCGGTACTCGGTGGATGGTGATCTTGACGTTGGCCATCAGCCACCTCCGGCCGGAGCCGACACCCAGATCGGTTCGGTTTCCTCTTCAGCGGTCAAAGCGGTGATCACGGTGATCGTCAGAATGGAACCGGCGCACCCGCCCGTGGGACCCGTGGGGAGGATGGTCGCCCCCAGGACGCTGACGTTCATCTCGAATGGCAGCGGCACGGGGGCTGCGGCGGGGTTGTTCCAGGTGACTTCGACCGTCATGCCCGTAGGGTCAGCCGCACCGACATTGACTCCGGCCTGGAGCCTTAGAGGCACGGGCGGTTCACCGGCGAGAGGCCAGCAGCACAGCACTTGCGCCAGCGTGGCGCGGTCGGCGGCGAGGAGGTCGCGGTCGGCGTCGTAGTTCTCCACAGGAGGAGCGGTGCCGTCGTCGGCAGGGACGGCGCTGATGCACCGGTAGATGCCCAGCTCGATGACGGCCTGCCAGATCCCCCCGCAGGGGGTACCGGCGAAGGTGACGTCTTCACGTTCGGCGGTGAGGGAGGCCTGGACGCGCCGGACCCAGACCTGGCCGTTCTCGCCCGCGTCATTGCTGGAGCAGCGGTCGCCGACAGGAGGTTCCTCGCCGCCGTAGTGATGGCACGCGCATGCCGGTCGACCCTCGGTCGCGAGCATGTTGCACAGGCACGAGAGCAGTTCGTCCTCGATGTAGTCCAGGACGATCATGTCTGGCCCGTCTTGGCGCGGCGCACGATGAACCCCAGAATGCCCAGGCCCAGTAGCAGCAGGGGCCATGCGAGGGAGTAGAGCAGGGAGACGGCGACGCCGACGGCGATGCGTGCGGTGGTGTCGACTTCGAAACCGCCCTTGACAGCCTTCTGGAACAGATGGCGAGCGACGAACAGCGCGACGAGCGCGTACGCGAGACTGATGATCAGCGGGATCATGGTGTCACCGGCCCGGTGCGCCAGATCTGCGGGGTGTCGACGTCGGGCGACCAGACGGATGCGTTCGCGGTGACGCCGTAGGGGTTGATGGAGGCGATCCATCGGTCGACACGGGCGATGCCGGTGACGTAGATGCCGCCGTCCTCGCCGCCGAATGTGGAGTCGAACTGCATGTTCAGGCCTTCTCGGTTGATGCTGGTGACGCCGCTGGGCAGCGTGCCGCATCCGCCGCCGGGGGGGCACTCGGCGAGCTTGCGGCAGGCCAGGGCGCTGACGGCGCGAATGGCGTCCAGGTCCGGCGGTGTGCCGCGCAGGTAGGTGATGACCAGGCCGTCCTCGGTGCAGTAGTCCTGGCAGGCAGGCCAGCAGCCACCGCAGCGTGCGACGCGGTTGTTCGTCAGGAGCTTCCAGTCGTTTTCGGGGAGGGCCTGGCCGTCCACGGTGATCGACTCGATCTCCCAGACGGGGCCCTGGAGTGTGACGGTGCACAGCTGGGAGCACGAGCAGGTGTCGCGGCAGCCGCATTTGGCGTTGTACCAGGCGCCGGTCTCGCTGCGCCAGGGCTGCATCCACGCCGCTTCTAGGGGGCGGACGGTGCACCGGTCCAGGCATGGCAGTTCAGTGGTGCGGCACAGTCCGATGACGCCTGCGACGGCTCGCCACAGTTCGATTGTGGCCAGCCGCTGGGCGTCGAAATGCTCCGGCGTCCACTCCGATTCGTTCTCGGGCCAGTCGGGGCAGCACGCAGGGTCGATGGGCCAGGGCTCGCACGGATACAGCGCGGACACCACACACCCCCAAACCGTCAGTGTCTCGACTATATACGGCAAAAAGGACATCAAGGGATGAAGGTGATGTCTAGGGTCGGCTCCCGCTCGTCCGGAGTCGGATGGTCGTCTCCTTCGACTCCAGGCCATGGTCCTCGTCGAGGGCCACGACTTCGAACTCGTACCCTGATTCCGGCGTCAGATCCTGGGCGTTCCAGCGAGGCTGCCCGGTGAGCTGGTGGCGCACCTGGCCCGGCACGCGCCGCACGGCCCAGCCGGTCGCGGCCGGGTCGTCCTCCCAGAGGATCTCGATGCTGTTGTGAGTAAGGCGCCCCGCCCGCAATCGCGGTGTGCGCGGGCCGGTGTACTCAGTGGCGAAGACCGGAGTGAGCGCCTCGGAATAAGACGAACCGCGCCAGCAGGCCGCGATGAGCAGCTGGTACCGGGTGTCAGGTTCGAGGTCGGTGATGGTGTACTGCGGCTCGCCCGCCACCATGGCCGTTCCCGAGGCCAGACTCGGAGACCCGTCTTCGAGCTCCTGCTGGATCGTCCTAGTCGGGGCGGCCTCGAAACGACGCCACAGCAGCTGCCATTCCTCACAGCAGTCATCCTGGAGCCAAGCCAGACGCAACACCGTGTCAGAGGGGGTCACCATTAGACCCCGGGGCGCAGCGGGCCGGTAGTGGAAATCAGGGAAGATCCGAACCAGTGGCTCGGTCTCCGCGTCCTTGCCCACGGCGGAGACGGCGATGCGTACCTCCTGGTCATAGGCAATGCCCTCGACCACAGCCGAAGGGACACCGATCAGCCGGTCGGCAACAGTCTCCCCTGCCTGAGTGACCTCCACATGCCAGGCGACCGTGTCACCGACCTGCGACCACGACAGCTCGACAACCCCAGGTGAGAGCCACCGGTGGCGCAGCAGATGCGGCACCTGTGGGGCCGTCACCGGCGTGCCCTTCTCCGGGCGCGGCCCGCAGCCGATTCGCTCATCGCTTGTCCCGTTCCTTCCAGACCTTGGACCGTGTCCTCCGGCGGCGTCGCTGGTCTTCGCCCGTGTTGGGGACGTGCCCGGTGGCGCCGACAGCCGGGGATCGGTTCCGAACATGAGGCGCCAACCAAGCCAGAGAGCAGGTCTGGCCCAGCAGGAAGCTCTGCTGGGCCAGCATGACTGGTCGCGCCCTCGCGGCCGCGCGTTACGCGGTCGTCGAGGCGTTCACCGCAGCGGTGTAGTCGGAGTCGGAGAACGCCACGTCGTCGGCATTCGCCCGCACCCTGAAGTTGTACGCCGTCGAAGCGACGAGCCCGGTGACCGTGGTCGACGTGGTGACCGGTTCGGTCGCGAAGTCGAGCCAGGTCGAGGACGCGTCCGCCTTGTACTGGACGTGGTAGGACACCGCGTTCGGCACCGCATCCCACGACAGCGGCGCGGTCGTCGCAGTCATGGTGCCCGTCGCCAGGTTCGCCGGGACGGCGAGCTCAGGCAGCGACGACTCCGTCGTCGCGGTCACCGTGGTGGTCCACGGCGACTTCGCGAACGCATTGGTCGAGTCGGTCGCACGGATACGGATGGTGTACTCCGTTTCCGGCGTCAGGCCTGTCAGCGTGTACGGGCTGGCGCTGGCCTGCACTTCCAGCCATGTGGTGCCACCATCCGACGAGTACGACACGGTGTACCCGTTCGCGTTCGCCGAACCAGTCCACGTCAGCGGGATCGTGGTGTCGGTCGGGGCACCCGCCGCCAGGGCCGTCGGCGCAGCCAATGCGACCAGCGGCGTGCAGGTGTCCACGTCGATCGGGTCGACGTCCTCGTCGTAGATGTAGTACGACACGTACTCGGCGGAGCCGGTCGGTGGGCAGACGATCTCCTGCCCGTTGTTGCCCGTGAAAGGCAGAGCACCGTACACCCCGCACAGGTCGTTGGGAATCGTCCAGCGGCCCAGGGTTTCCCCGGTCGGCGAGACGCAGCAGGTCCCGAACCGCACTCCGACGTCAGTGGTGCCGCTGGCGGTCCGAGCCCAGCAGGCCAGCTGCTGAGCCAACTCCTTCTTCGCCGTCTGGTCGATCGGCTGGAGCACGATAGGCATGGCTATCTCCTAACTAGGCAGTCGTGGACTGGGTGAAGGTGGCGGACCAGCCGGAGTCGGCGAAACCGTCGGCCTGCGATTTGACCTGGAAGTCGTACGACGTGGACGCCGTCAAGCCGCTGACCGTGTCTGAGGTGACCAGCACCTGCGACTCCTCGGTCCACGTCCCTGCTCCGGCCGGTGAATGCCGCACGACGTAGCCGTCGGCGTTGATGGCGGTGTTCCAGGTCAGGTCGACCGTGGTGGCGGTCTGCGACGGGCTCGCGAGCCCGCTGGGCGCGGCCAGCGGCCCCTGCGTCTCCTGGGTGAGCGTCGCGTAGCCGGAGTCGACGTGGTCGGCGGCGACGGCTTTCACGCGCAAGTCGTAGTTCGTAGCCGCGCTCAGGCCCGTGATCTGCTGCGTTGTGGTGGCGGCAGGGACCGGCGTCCACGTACCCGCCCCGGCCGGGGACCACTCCACGACATAGGAATCCGCGCCGCTCACCGCCGTCCACGAGGTGTTGATGCTGGTGTCGGTCTGCGATGGGCTAGTGAACCCCGTGGGGGTAGCCAGCTGCGGCTCCGCTGTCGTCTGGGTCAGAGTCGTGGAGTACGGCGAGTCCGCGAACCCGGTCGCCGTGGCCTTGACGCGGATGTCGTAGGACGTGTCGGCGGTCAGGCCCGTGATGGTGTACGTGGTGTCGGCATTCGTGGCAGGCGTCCACGTGCCCGCCCCGGCCGGGGACCACTCGACGGTGTAGCCGCCCGCGCCGCTCACCGCCGTCCACGCCACGTCGATGGTGGTAGTGGTCTGCGAGGGGCTGTTGACCCCCGTCGGCGCGACCAGGGCGGCGTCGGTTGCCTGCGTGAGAACGGCCGACCAGGCCGAGTCGGTCCATCCGGCGGCGTGAGCCAGGACCCGGAACCGGTAGCTGGTGCCAGCAGTCAAGCCGGTGACGGTCTGCCCGGTGCCCGACACGTTCGGCATGGCGTTCCACGACCCGCTCGGCGCCAGCGACCACTGCACGGTGTACGAGGTCGCGTTCGGCACCGACGTCCACGTCAGTGCCACGCTGGTGTCGGTCTGAGACGGGCTGCTCAGCACCGGGGTGGCCAATGGCGCGGCCGTGGACTGCGTCAGCGTGGCACTCCACGCCGAATCGACGAAGTCCTCAGCCTGCGCTTTGACTTCGAAGTCGTACGACGTGCTCGCGGCCAGCCCGGAGACGGTCGCGCTGGTGATGCCTACCGGCGCCAGCTCCGTCCACGTGCCCGCACCAGCCGGGGAGTGTCGCACTACGTAGGTGTCGGCGCTGGTGACGGCCGACCAGGTGAGGTTCACCGTCAGGCCCGTCTGCGACGGCGATGCGAGGTCAGCCGGGGTCGCGAGCTGCTGCTCAGTCGAGCCGATGATCTGGGCCGAGTACGGCGAGTCGGTCCAGTCCGGCGCGGTCGCTTTGACACGGATGTCGTAGGACGTGCCGATGGTCAGCCCGGTGATCGTGTACGAGTTCGTGGCCGTGGTCGCCGGAGTCCACGTCCCAGCTCCGGTAGGCGACCATTCGACCGTGTAGCTGGTCGCGTTGTCGACCGGGTTCCAGGTGACGTCGATCGTGGTGCCTGTCGACGACGGGTTTGCCACACCTGTCGGTGCGGCGAGTGTGCCCAGCGACGTCGTGGCCTGCGTGAGCGTCGCCGACCACGGTGAGTCGACGAAGCCCACCCCGATTGCCTGCACCTGGAAGTCGTAGCTCGTTTCGTCGGTCAAGCCGGTGACCTCAGCGGTCAGCAGGAACGTCGGAGCCAGCTCCGTCCAGTCGTCTTGACCGGCCAGCGACCAGCGGACGACATACCGCTGGGCGTCGGAAACGGCGTCCCACGCCAGGTCCACCGTGGTGGGTCCCTGCGTGGGCGAGTTCAGACCTGTTGGCGCCGCGAGCACCTGCTCGATGCAAGTGTTCGGGTCGATGGCGTGAACGTCGTCGTCGTAGATGTAGTAGTTGGTGTACTCGGCCGAACCCGGCGTCGGGCACGGGATGACGTCGCCCTGGTTGGCGGTGAAATCGAACGGACCGTAGGTCGCGCACAGCGCTTCGTCCACGACCCACCGGCCCAGGGTCTGCCCGGTCGGCGAGACGCAGCAGGACTGGTACTGGAGCGCGTCGTCGGTCAGGCCATCGGCGGTTTTCGCCCAGCAGGCGAGCCGCTGCGCGAGCTGCGCATGAGCGACCTGGTCAACAGGCTGCAACACAATGGGCACAGCGGCCCCTCCTCTCTGGGCTGTTACGCGGTGGTGGACTGGGTGAACGTCGAGGACCACGCCGAGTCGGTCCATCCGGTCGCGCGGGCGGCGATCCGGAAGTCGTAGTTGGTCGATGCGGTCATGCCGGAGACCGTCGCCGAGTTGGTCGAAGACGTCTGGACCTCGGTCCAGGTGTTCAGTCCGGCCGGGCTGCGTTCGATGCCGTACGACGTCGCGTTCGGCACGGCCGTCCAGGTCAGGCTGATGGTCGTGGCCGTCTGCGACGGGCTGGCGATGCCCGTCGGGGCAGCCAGGGTCCCCAGCGTCGCGGTGGTAGCCGGAACGATGACCGACCAGGCCGAGTCGGTGTATCCATCGGCGACGGCCTTGACGCGCAGCTCGTAGTCGGTGTCCGGCGACAGTCCCGTGACCGTGGTGTTGGTCGTGGCGATATCCGGAATGTCGGTGAAGCTGCCCCCGACCGGACGCCAGGACACGGTGTAGGTCTCGGCGTTGGTGACCGCATCCCACGAGAACGGGATCTCATTGGCTGTCGGCGTCCCAGCAGCAGCATTCGCGGGCGTCGCCAGGGTCGGCATGGCGGTAGTCGCCTGCGTGAGCGCGGCCGACCAGGCCGAGTCGGTCGACCCGACGGCCGTGGCCTTGACCTCGAAGTCATACGCGGTCGATGCCACGAGGCCGGTCACGGTGGTGTTCGTGGTCGCGACGGGTGCGAGTTCGGTCCAGGTACCGGCCCCGGCCGGGGAGCGGCGCACGACGTACTGCTCGGCGTCGGTGACCGCGTTCCAGGTGAGGTTCACCGTGGTGGCGGTCTGCGACGGCGACGCCAGGCCGGTCGGCGCGGCGAGCTCGGTGTTGATGATCGTCAACGCCTCGGACAGGTCGCCGATGGGACCGAACATGGCCTCGATGTGATAGGACCCGGCGGCGGTGTCCGAAGGCACGGTCAGGGCGACGTCCGTGAAGATTCCGGCGGCGTTCGTGGTCGCGTTCGTCGAGACCACGGTGGTGCCGTACGCGCCCGGGACACCGGTCGCGATGGCGACCGTGCCCTGGGTGCTCGCCGGGAATCCCTCGCCTGCCACGGTGGTGGTGCGGGCGGTGGCATCCCCGGCGGAGTCGACCTGCACGGGGTCCGTCTCGACGGTGGTGAGGTCGAGCGGCACCAGGTAATTCACGGTCACCGATTCGCCGCCGATGGCTTCGTCGGTGATGGTCACGGTCCCGGCCCCGGCGGTGGTGTAGACCTTGGTGGCGGTGCCCGCGTTGGGTTGCCCCGTCAGGGGGGCGTCGGCGTCCCATTGGATTCGAACGGTCATGGCGGCAGCCCCCTCTAGGCGTTGTTCCAGGTGACGTCGACGGTCATGCCGGAGACGTCAGCGCCGTCGGCGTCGACCGAGGCAACGAGGCCGGTGGCGGTGCCGACGGTGACCTGGATGGTCGTGGAACTCAGCGGGTTGGACATCGAGGTGACGGTGATGGAGTAGGTGCCGTCGTCGGCGTAGGTGTGCTGGACGGTGCCGCCGTCCAGGGCCGGGCCAGAGCTGGTCTGGCCGTCGCCCCACGTGACGGAGGTCAGGCCGTTGCCGTGGTTGTCGACGGTGAGCGTCACGACGTCGCCCGCGACGGCGGCCGAGATGGTCGGGTTGGCGCCGATCGGCACGACCACGGTGTCGGTGGCGTAGTAGTCCGGCTGCTCGACGCGGACCGCGCGGATGGAGTAGACGCCCGGAGTCGCGTAGCAGTGGCGCAGCTCGGCCGGGGTGCCCGGCGTGACGGTGACCGTCGAGTTGGTCGTGTCGTCGCCCCAGCGCACTTCGACTCGCCCGTCGGACTGCGGCGGCATGTCGACGGTCGCGATGACGCACATCGGGTCGGACGGGTCGACGGCGAGCGTCATCGTCGGCCGGTCGTCCGGCATCGGGACGGTGAGTTCGCGGCAGGTCGAGATCGCCGGGGTCTGCTGATCGGCCACGCATACCGTGTAGGTGCCCGGCGTGGTGTAGCAGTGCGTGATGGTCGAGCAGTCGGCACTGGTCTCCGAATCGGACCCGTCGCCCCAGTTCACTGAAACCGGGCCGAAGCCGTGGTTGTCGATGATGAGTCGCGCGCACATGCCGGTGGCGTCGTTGGGGACGCGGTCGATGATGACGCTCGCCTCCTCCGGCACCGGGCGCGGCAGCTCCACGCATCCGTTGGTCGGCTCAGGCGGGCGCACCTGGGTCGTGAATTCGACGAGCTGGGCCGCCGAGTCGACGGGCTCGCGCAGGACCGAAGGAACGCCGCCGACGATGTCGACGAGGTAGGGGCCGCGCCGCCAGCCGACAGGACCGGTGGTTGTCCCGCTGAAGGTGAACGACGTCGATTCGTTGCTGATCGTGATCTCACCGGGTGCGGCGCCGACCAGGCGCGGCGCGAGCCAGTAGGTCGAGCCGGAGACTGCTCCCGGACCACACTGGACGCTG